AACCACTTGAGTTTCTTGACACGATCATACTCAAGAATAGCACGTTTGGTTGCAAGATTATGCAACGCCATGTACTTATTGAACTGATTGTGAAGGAGAGGAATGCGAGTAATCTCTTTTCCTGGCTCTGTCTGATCAATCACAGAGTCTTTTTCCCACTGTGAAATTAGGTTTTCTAACGATGGTGCTTGTAACTTCATAAATTGTACATAGTTAAAGAGTCAACAAGTATTATACTTAATTCGCATGTAAAAGTAAAGTAAACAATTTTTCCGCAATACTTTACTTTCGATCAACAAAGAGCTATACTGAGTATGTCGGCGGTTAAGTGATACTCAATAGTAATTTAGATTCTTTCATAATCATAATAAGTAAATCTAAAAGTAGCATCTGCTGTTACAATATTTTCAGCCGTATCCCCTGTGCTAAAGACGATCGTCGAAAGACTTGTAGGGAATACTTCGTACAACTTAATTCTAAAGTTGACATTGTTCTTATTGGTATAGATCGACATCGATGCATCAGAATACTGAGGCTTAGATCCAATTGATCTTCTCATGTTTGCGCCGCTCGATTGCTTGGCAAGATCAACGTATTCTTTAAAGTCTGTAGGGAATGTTAGCCCTCTAATCCAATCATGAATTTCTGTCCATGAGCGCAGGTCTTCATCAACTAAAAACGTCAGGTTGAACGTATCATATACCAGCTTTTCGCCTGGAACATACAGATCAACAAATGGTGTAGGAATCGGTATTTCCGTCAAAGATAAACCAGGAAGATTAGCTGACTGACAAAAGTATGTCAGCCCTTGTAGACGTTCAAACGTCACTCTAAACTTAGTTGATTGTAGCAAATCGAAATTAACAGGATTGCGATTTAATGCTGTCATTTAATAGCCCTCTGGATCATCAACTATTTAGGTAATAAAAAAGGGGGACTTTTTCAAGTCCCCCTCAAGGTTGCCTTTTATGGCAATCTTATTATCCAACCGTATTACTGGTTGATGTTTAGTACCTGGAACTTACGATAGTACACGTTAGTGTTTGTCGTTAGAGCACCAGCCAGATTTCCACCTGAAGTACCGTCGGCGAAAGGATTTGCGACCATGCCGTAGCGGGTCTTGAATCCAACCTTTGGTTGGTAGTTGTCTGGGTCGATAGCACGAACCATCTGTAGAGGAACGTATGGGCAGTAGAAGAGACCAGCGTCATAAGGCGATGTTCCCTTGTAACCAACCACAACGTAGTCTGTGTTAGATACCGAGTAAGGATCAACATAGACCTTGATGCGTCCGAACAGAGTACCAGCAAAGGTATTGCCTGTATCGTCAACAGTTAGGTTCATGTTGTTGGAAAGTGCCGAGTTGTAGTCAAGAAGACCTGACATTGCAAGAGCTGATCCAACGTCTGACGAGACGATTAGGATGTTACCCTTACCACGACGAGTGTCCTTGGCAATCTTGTTGCTTGCGCGTTCGATTGCGAACAATAGGCTCTTGTACTTTTCTACCTGCCAGCGACCAGACGTATCTGTATTGCTTGATAGGTCGAACTTAGGTGTTGCTTCGCTGATGATACCAACGTTGGCAGTTGCGTAGACTGTACGAACAACTTCACGATTGATTTCTGCAAGGATTTCAGTCGATAGGATGTTTGATAGTTCTGTTTCAGCATCTAGACCATGAATAGCCTTAAGATCCTGAGCAAGTTCCATCGTGTACGAGGCTTGTAGACCGCGAGTCTTAGCAGTAACAGAAACGCGCTCAATTGAGAACGCCATGTTTGCCATGCCAAGAGTTTCGCCAACCGAAGTAACAATGGCATTACCAGTGTTACCCATGTTGAACGCAGCGACGTTAGCCGAAAGAGTACCTGCTACGTTTGAAATATTAGCAGTACCACCAGAGTATACAGTGTTAGCTTCGTTTACGAACGCTTCTGAACCGTTTGGCGCACCATACTTGCTGCGCATTGCAAAGATTAGTCCAGTAGGACCAGTCATTGGCTGCACGCCGCAGATATCATAAGCCATTAGGTTTGGAAGTGCACGACGAACCAGTCCGATTAGGATTGGATCAAAGCCAGCCATTGTAGCCGAACCCTGAGCCGACGTTACTGAGCCAGGGGCACCAGCAATGTTAACAGGGGTTGCTTCGAATAGGCGTCCGTAATTGGATGCTTCTTCTGCGAAGGCACGCTCTTGGTTCTCCAGAACGAGTGCAGTTACTGCACGCTTGTAAGGATCAGTGATCTTTGGGAGTTCTGGGTGATCAAGAACAGGAGCCCACTTTGTTGCATGTGTTTCGTTAAGATACATTTTTAAATTCTCCGTAATTCTTTTAAACTATCACTTAGGTAGTGATTTTGTGATTGATCGAACATAATTTTCCATAATACCGGATACTTGTGCTACTTCAGGCTGATCTGCTGACGTCTCTTGGATTGCCCTTACCTCACTCACGATTTTCTTGGATGGGAAGTAGTTCTCGCGAATAGTTGCGAGCTTATTATCAAAATCACCTTCTGTGGTGAACTCCACGCCCTCTGCGAGCGATTTCAATTTTGCGATTTGCGTTTCGGTTAGACCTTGGCAAGCCTTACGAATTGCTTCATTCTTCTTTGACTCGTTGAGTTCTGCGCGAACAGCATCGAATTCTACCTTGGCAGCTTCGAACGACTCTTCAAGTTCTACGACTCTGACTGCTAGTTCTTCAGCAACGTCTAGCTTCTCGTCAGGGATTTCAATATAGTGTTCTGTGAATAGAGTCTTTAGACCGCTGATGAACTCTTCTGAAAGTTCAGCACGTAGACCTGTTTCAACAGCAACCTGATTGTCGGTCATCCACTCTTCAACAACATAGTTGAGATAGGTATCGACTTGTTCTGATAGTTCGGTCTTAAGCGATGAGTATGCTTCTTCAAGAACGGTGTCATTGTCAGCAAGAACGTCTTCGACGATTCTTTCAACACGAGCCTGTACAGCTGATTCAAAAATCAGTGTAGCCTTGACGCGGAAGTCTTCAGATAGCGATTCGCCGTTGAACAGCGCATCAACATCTTCCTTCATGCTTCCCTTGTGCTTGCGAACCATTTCCTTCATCATTTCTTTCTTAGCAGCAAGAATGTCTTCTTCAGACAGAGTATTTTCTTCTTCTGTTTCTTCATCTTCAGAGATAACATTTTCATCTTCTGCATGTTCGACTGAATCGCCGAAACCTGAAGTGGTTGCTTTCTTTAGAGCAGGTGGCGCTGGGCTCTTTGCGGATGGTTTTTCCTGCACGTCAGTTCTTCCACCTGGAACTGGCGACTTTTTCATCGCCTTAGAAACTTTAGAGCCGATGCTCTCGTCTGGATCATTCTGACCAGCGCCTTCGCCTGGTCCTGAATAATCATCGGTTGGTGTTGCGCCGCCCAGATCATTTACTGGTTCGCCGTTTGGTTGCATTGGATCCTGCTTTCTAGCATTTAGAGAAGCCTTTAGGATTTCTGCAGCGGATTCTGATAATGTCTTAGCCATTTGTTCTAACTCCTGAAGAAGTAATATTATTTATAAAAATTAAAGTTTTGACAAGAAGTTCTCAAAGATCTTCAATGAGACTTCGTCAATCTGTTTTGCCTTTGCGGTTTTGATTTCGTTATAATATGTGTTGACGTCAAATTCTTTGACAACACCATTATCCCATACCCATTCCTTTCCTTCCATAATACCTTGTACAAAGGCACCAGGAGCAGAAGGATCCGCTACAATATCAGCCGCTGTGGCTAGATAATAGTCGTCTTGCACCATGTTGACACCGCCCACTTCTTTAAGTGAACCCATGCCACGTGATGATACACCTAGAGTTGCGCCACCTTCCATGAGGCTCTTGGCGATTTTACCCATAGGTGTTTCAAGAATTTTTGCTGTACCAATCCAGTTCTTGCCTTCTTGGCGTAGATTGGTAATTAAATGTGATACACGATCTAGATTGATCGTTGGAGAATCAGGATGCCCTAGTTCACCGAAAGCACGGTTCTTCTCTACATATTCTCTCATGTAGCGACCAACTTCTTTCGAGAGGATCTTATTCTCATAAATGCGATTGTTACGATTAGGCGTGTCGGCAACAAGGAATGGACCCTCGATGAATAGCGACTTGACGCCATTCTTTTCTTCGGTCATGTATCTGACTTGCTCGACTGTTTCTCTAATTAGTTTCATTTTTATAATCCTAATGATGCTCTTTTTCTTAATGAACGTGATCTTTTAATCAGCGTACGAGCCATCTTGGCTTTACGCTTGACCTTTGCTTTTCTGGCAGCTCTTTTACGATGCATTCTTTCTGATGCTTTCATCTTAATCAATCGTCCACCGCGAATAGTGTATCCCGCCACGTTGGACACTTTCTTTCTGCGCTGAACTTTACCACCACGAATGCGCGCTCTTACAATTTTTACACGAGCCTCATTCAACTCAACAGCTACATGAGCCTTGAGAAGTTCTAACTTCTCGGCATAGATGTCATGAATTTTTTGTTTTAGCTCGTCGATCATTTCTTAGCCTGTTTAAAGGCAAACGCAGCTACTTTAGCTAAATGGTCTGGGCTTTGCTTTACCATTTTTGCAATCTTAATTTTGTTCTGATCATTGACTGCTTTATGCAGCTGATGAATAGCACTAGCCGTGAATCCATCAACAAAAGCCGAAGATCCATCAGCAAATTTAAGATTTTTTGCTTGCTTGGTCTTTACAATGTTAGCAATATGATCGATGTTCTCAACAATAGTTTCTTCAGCCTGAATTCCAACTAGATCCTCTGCGCCAGAAGAATTATATGGAACGGTGAATGAGATTCCTAGCGCATCATTAGTATACAGTGCTACACGCTTGCCATCAGGAAAGGCTCTAATACCTTTGCGCTTTAGTACAAGCATCATAGGTGGATTAGAGTCGATCGATTCTGATAGATAATCGTCGCGTGTTAAATCGTATCCAGACATAATGTTGCGACGAGCAGCAGAGTATGCCTGCTGAGAACCAGTAGCAGCGGCGGCTGTTGCCTGATAGTAGCGCGAGATAATGTCACGCTGACTACGATTCAACTTGCCGATGTCGCCTTTCTGAGCATGAGCTCTCATTGCCATTTTAAGTGCAGGAAGCTCACTGGCTTTCATCGCACCAGCGCGAACCAACCCAGCAATTCTAGCGGCTTGATTAGGCTGCGTCGTCTGCGTCTGTTGAGTCGTCGTCTGATTCGTCGTTGTTTGACTCATCGTCTCCGTCAACTTCTGCTTCATATTCTGGAATTTCATCGTCTGCTTCTTCTGGTGTTAGTAAATTAGATGCGATCTCGACTTTCTTAATCTCAAGAGCATCACTTACTTTAGGCGCGATTGCTGCGTTAAAAGCATTCATAAATGCTTCTTGATCATTAGCAATAGCCGCATCTACAATATTAAACGAGTCCATGATTATCTCCAATTATCTTTATTTAGCTAATTCAGATTTGAATGCTTGATTAATGTCAGTAGGCTGAGCAGTAGCACCCGAAGTTGTCACTTGTTGGGCTTCAGGCTGTTCTGCTTGTTCTTCTTCAATCTGACCATCCATTTCTTCAACATCTTCTTCATTAAGATGAAGAACATTCTTTTTAATCCATGCCTTCGAGAAATATGTGCCGACATAAGGATCGATCAACTGCATAATCTGCAGTCTGCCTTGCATCAACTCAGTATCCTTGAGTTCAGAGAAGTTATTATCCTTCAAGAAGTCATAATGGATCTTCTCTTTCATTTCATCCCATTCGTCGACAGAGCAGATGCCCTTTAATGCTAGCTGACGCTTCATTAACTCGTCGAATATCAATGAAAACTTATCGCGTAGACGCTCAATGAACTTCATAAACTTTAGTTCGTCACGCGTGATTTCTGTAGCACGTCCAAGTGAAAAGGTCTGACCAGCCTCTAGTCTTGATGAAGGCACATTAAGTGACTTGTATAGCTTGCCTTCAAAATATTTGACGTCAGCCATCTCACCAAGATTCTGTCCAGCAGGAAGAGTGGTGATCTCAGTTGACTTGCCTTCTCCGCGACGTGGAATCCAGAAGTCTTCCATCATTGACATAAACTTACGATCGTCTTGAACCGCACCAGTAGTGCTGTCATAGACAACCTTGTTACGGAACTTGGTCATAATATCGCGCAGGTACTGCTCAGCTTTCATCTTAGGCATGTTACCAACGTCAATGTAGAACACACGACGTTCTGGCGCACGACTGATACGATAGATAACAATAGCATCTTCCATCATTCTCAGCTGGTTCAAAGGCTTGATTGCCTTATGAAGATGAGAAAGAACAAGTGCTTTTCTTGCGTCTAGCAGACCAGAGTTGATATTTACAATGGCGTCTGGTGCAATCTTTACACCAGTATCTGTTGGCGAAGTCACAATCGATTGACCCTGGACAGTTGCCTTTTCATTGTACACATAGAACTCTTGCGTTCCCTGTACAAACTCAACACCTGTTCGTTGATCTTTCTTCTTGATGACTGAACGAACCTTCTTGATCTTTCTTGGATCAAGATAGACTAATTCTCTGATGCCTAGCTTTGGTTGCTTCTCGTCGATTAGAACCTGATAGAACAATCTTCCATCCACATACCAGCGACGGAAGACGTCTTGCCCATCGTTCGAAAAGTTTAGCAGACGTAGAACGTTCCCGAACTCTTCACGAATCATGTTCTTGATGTTTTCTGGCTGTTCCAGGTCATCAAGAATTAGTGTGACAGATTTACCTGCAACATCATGAACGATAGATTCATTGATAATATCATCAATGGCTGTTTCTAGTTCAGGCTGCATTGCCATCTCTCGGTATCGAGTGATGAGATCATTTTCGTTTTTAAAATTTGATTCGAGATCGAGATAAGTGCCGAAGTAACCGCCAGCTGTCACATTAATTGCACCATCATCTTCTGAGGGTGCAGTAACTGGACGCTGGACGGTATCTTCAGCTTTCTTAGCTCGAACAATCTCGAAGCCAAATAGATTAATATTAGCCATGCGTTAACTCCATAATAAAAACAAATTCAATTAAAATACGCCTTCCGCAATCGCTTCCCACCACTGGTAAGAGAATGTTACAGAGTATTCTTCGATAGCGTCATTATTTCCCCAGTCAAGATCAATTGGAGCAACGTCTGTTGGGAACATCCCAATAAACTTATATGCCTTGAGGATCTTGCCAGTCTTACCGTAGTGCTTCACGGTGGCGTCAACTCCATAAGAAGTTGGACCACCAGCAGCTGCGGATCTGACGTTCCCACGATGGGAATTAATATTATTTAGCCAACGCTCAAACGCATTGCGCACAGTGAAGTCTTCGTCGTTGATAATGTTTACTGACCAATCAGAGAACGTTCTGTTGCCGGCAAACTTTACTTCACGTCCAAAATACTGCACAGGAACAACACCAACCGTCGTTCCAGGTAGCTGCGCGCTTTTGCATTGAAACTGCATTTTACGCGAAGCATTGCCTGGATTAGAGAAGGATGGGAAGTTCATTTCAACATCAAATAAGTTGGCGCGAGCACCATCAAATTGCATTTGCGAACGAAATTCAGATACATTAAAAGCCATTGTATTCTCCTGACTTTACCTTAGTCTATTTATTAGAAGCGTCCAACGATTTCATCGAAGGAAACACCACTACGAACAGCGACAAAGTTCAACTGAATAAAGTTTACGCTTCTTGCTGGCTTAATGTAAATATCACCAACGAATTGATTTGCATCAATTACTTGTGGCGTATTGTTCGACTCATCGCAAACAACGCGGAAGTCATAGATACCACGACGACCCTGTACATCTCTCAGGAATGGCTCAACTAGCGCAACGAACTGAGCTCTTGTGAATTCATCATTGAACTCAAAGAGACTTGAACGTGCTGCGCGAGAGATTGCCTTCTCAAGAACAATAAAGAGACGACGAACATTAATATGATCAAACGCCGATGGGCGACCTTGTAGCGTCTTGTCACCAAAGAGAACAGTGCCTTCTCCTGGGAACGAAACAACAGGGTTAACACCAGCCTTGTATAGCGTATCGCGTTCTGATTGACTTGGATTAAACGATAGCTTGACTAGATTGCGGATTTGACCACGATTTAGACCAGCTGGCGAGAACCAAGGATCACGCTGAAGATCAGTGCGAACGCACAGACCAGCAATGTCGGCATTTAGTGGTACCCAACGATATACGTCGTTGTACTTGTCGTACTGATACTTCCAGCCGCTATCGATTACACCATACGATGTATCAAGGATTCCAGATCCATTGCGGAATGAAGTGACGTCTGTTGCTTTAGCTGTTGAAGTGACACAGTTAGCATAAGGCGGTGAGATAAATGCAACCGTATCCTTACGATTATCAGCAACAGTCAATACTTCATTTACGATAGTTGTATAGTTGGTTTCTGTGAAGTTCGAGTTTGCACTTACAAGACCGTCACCAGCAAAGAACAGAGAAATATCAAACTTTTCTTTGTTGTTAAACAGATCAACTGATGCAACTGCATTACCGACCGTTGGAACACCGTCTGATCCATTATAGAATGAATAAGTTGTGCTAGCAACAGTAGGAGAGTGTAGA